AGATTACAAAGGTTATTTTGAAGCAGACGATGAAGTCGGGCAAATATTTAATCAAATTAAAACAACAGTAAGTCAATTAGATAGATTCAAAGGAGAAGAACAATAATGGCAACAGCAGTTACATCAAGTATCGCAAGTAAGAAAGTTATAGCTAAACCAAAAGCTAGAGTTAAGAAAACCCGTAAAAGAAAGAAGAAAGGTAAAAATTATTATTTTAATATAGGAACCGAGAAAGCTATAATCCGTTATAATAAAACAGATGATGCTGGATTAAAGAATATTATCTACAATGAACATATTCACAAAGCTTTTGATAAGTTAGCTGAGAATATAATTCATACATTTAAGTTTTACTACTTTGATGTTTCATCCATAGAGGTAAAACATGAGGTAGTTTCATTTATGGTTATGAATATGCATAAGTTCAAAGAAGGTAAAGGTAAAGCGTTCTCCTACTTTAGTATCGTAGCTAAGAACTATCTTATACTTCATAACAATAAGAACTATAAGATGGGTAAGATACACTCTCAGATGGATGTATTGGACTATAAAAGAAATCTTATGGGTGAGAGTACAACTACAGAAACTGCTGAAAAGTCTGTTTTGTTTGTTGATGAACTACATAGGTTTTGGGATACTAACTTATCTAACATCTTTCGTAGAGATAAAGATATTAGGGTTGCTGATTCTGTATTACATATCTTTCGTATAAAAGAGAATATAGAAAACTTTAATAAGAAGGCTCTGTATATTCTTATTCGTGAGATGACGGGTTCTAACACTCAACATATAACTCGTATAATTAATGTTATGAAAAAATATAACAAAAGGTTACAGTATGAGTTTGATAGATACGGGACTGTTGATGTTAGCCACACCGGCTCGATAGTCAACGAATAAACAAAAAAGGGAGTTTTTACTCCCTTTTTTTGTGCCTTATAATATTTTTACTAAAATTTCAAAGTTGAATATTTATATATAACAACAATTCCAATAAATATCAATGAGGTACAATATGGCTAATGATTATGAAATATTTGAGGGTAAATCCTTGTCGGGTTTATTTCAAGATATTTACGAAAATACAAAAACAAATAAGACTCAATTAGAAGTTCTTATGAAAGAGGTTGTTGGTTTTATAAAAGATGGTGATACTGCTGTGCAGATTATCCCTATGTTAAAAGAATATTTAGAAATCAACGTTAAAAACGATGACCAATTAGTAAAGGTAGCTGCTATCGTACAGCGTATAATAGCCGCTGAAAGTAAAGGTGGTTCTGAAGAAGAGTTCGGTTTATCTGAAGCTGAAAAGGAACAACTTATGGGCGCTATAGAAGATGCTGCTACAGACTTACAAAGTCATTCAGACGAAATAACAGATGACATTAAAAGGGTAGAAAATTAATGCCATTTTTTAAAAGTAGAAAAAATAAAAACAGAAGAACAGATGGTGGTGGATTTACAACTTATGATGATGTTTATCAAATAGTAAAAGATAATATCGATGAAGCTATAGAGTTCTATGAGTTAGAGCCTGCCGTAGTAACGGATGTTTTTTTAGACCCAAAGAGCTTACCAAGAAAAGATATATCTGGTGGTGATGGAAAAATGCCAGACTATTCTTACTTAGGTACAATTAGAGCTAGATTTATTGAGAGTCAAAGTGATGGTGATGTTATTGATGATTATATAAAACCCCTATCTCCTCATATGGTTGCTTATCCTTTAATCGGAGAGGTTGTAAACATAGCAAAGCATGGAAGTCAAATGTATTACTACCAACCTTTAAATTTAAAAAATCATGTCAATATGAACCTAGCTAATAATACTCTTACAGACCCAAGAGTTACAAGTAGAACAACAGAGTTTAATAGAAATTTGTTGAGTGAATATGGTGATGTAGTTTTTAATGGTAGATTTGGTCAAGCTATAAAATTTGGTAGTGATCCTTTTTATTTGTATCCCGATGTAAAGATTACGAATAGACAATCAGTTTTACCACAAACAATAGCTGACGAACATTACCCGCATGTACAAAATATAAATGCGGATGGTTCCTCTATTTTTATGACATCAGGTTTAGCAAAAGAGGTCGATGTTCTAATACCTGCAGTACAAACCTTAACAACTCCTGATGTGTTAGATGGTGATATGATTACACTCAATTCTGATAGATTAGTTTTTAATTCTAAAAAGACAGACATACACATGTTTGCTAGAAGAAATCTAAACTTATCAGCTAATGAAGAAATAAATTTAGAATTAGGTTTAAATGCTTTTGGTGGTAGAATATCATTAGGTGATGCTGAATCTACTAATCCTATGGTTTTGGGAAATCAATTAGAAGATTTATTTGAGAAATTATTTTCCTCTTTAAATGGTTTTTGTAATTCTGTATCAAATGCTACTGGTATAGCTGAAGTGGGTGACGCTTCAAAAGTTATGTTAGATGAAGTACAAGATATTAAATTTAATATTTTACCTAAGATATTAAGTGATACGGTTTACATTACAGAAAATCAATCCGAAGAAATAACTGAAATAAATGATGTTGATGCTGAAGTACAACCAATAATTCAAGTTGCAGGAGTAAGGGGATAATTATGAGTGCTATATCAGACAAATTAAAAAGCGCTGTACAAAGTGTATTTGATTTACCAAAAAAAGATATTGAAAAAAAAGTAGATACTATTGTCAATAATACTAGACAAGGTGGAGAACAAGGAGAGCAAATTAAAAAAGTACTTAATCAAATAGAAACAGCAGAAAAACAGGTAAAAACAATTCAAGATACTGTTAAGACAGTTGGTGCTGTTTTAAAGAGCTTAAAAGCAGCTAGAGCTGCCGCTCAAGCTACTGAAAAAGCAAGTACCATATCATCTGCTTTAAATCCAGCTGCAGCTGCTGTAGCAGTTGCTCAAAAATTTGTTATAGAAAAAGTAAAGAAAGAAGAAGAAGAAGCAGAAAATGTTTTGAATGTAGTACCAAGTCTAATAGAAAATTTTAAAAACTTTATTTCAGAAACTAAGTTAAAGTTGAAAAAAGCTAAACAAGAAAAAGAAAAAAAGAAAGCTTTGCGTGAGCAAAGAGAGAGAAAATTAAATTCTTAATATTTATAATAAATAGGAGTTATTATGTCGAATACTAAAAAAATCATGGGTTTAATTAGAGAAATAGTTAAACAAGAGGTACAAAAAGAGGTAAGAAAGATACTTATTAGTGAAGGAGCTAAGGCTATATCTAGTAATGTAAATGATGTGCCTGAAGTATTATCTAAACCTGTTCCTAAAAAGTCTAAACCTGAAGAAGTAAGTTATACTAAAAATCCAACACTAAATAAGATACTAAATGAAACTGCTCAAGGAGATGAGTTCGAAGAGTATCCAACAATGGGTAATAAGACTTTTGATAGTACAAGAATGGCTGAGGCTATGGGTTATGGTGGAATAGCAGGTAGTGCTGAAGATAAGAGAAAGATGGGAGCTATGCAGACAGCACAAGCAGCTGGTGCTGATACATCAAATAAAGCAGTACAAGATGTGATGGGCGACTTAACAAAAGATTATAGAGGTGTAATGAACGCATTAAAGAAGAAGGATGGTAAATTATAATGGGTGTTATTGAAAACGATTTAAATGAAGATACTTTTATTGGTTTAGAGTTACCTTTAACTCATACGCCAGATGGATACTTTAAGAGAACTAAAACAGCTTTAGAACAAGCTAGGTCTAATATAAAGAATCTTCTATTGACTAATAAAGGTGAGAGATTAGGTAATCCTACATTTGGAACTAATCTTTTATCTTTAGTTTTCTCACAAGAAAATACAGACCTTGAAGCTAGAGTCGAAGAAGAGATTAGAGCTGCTATGAGTGAATTTTTACCATTTATAAATATTGTAAATATTGAAACCAATTTTTCAGATGAAAATATGTCTACTGCTATTGTCAATTTAAGATTTACTCTTAATGTCGATGTTACCTCTGAAGAAAATTTAACTTTAGATTTTTCAAATTACAATATTGGTTAACAGGAGAAAGTAAATGCCATATTCAGTAACAAAGAAATCAGTAAAAGAAGTTAGGTATCTAAATAAAGATTTTACATCTTTCAAAGATAACCTAATAGAATTTACTAAGATATACTTTCCAAATCAGTATAATGATTTTAATGAAGCATCACCAGGCATGATGTTTATCGAAATGGCATCTTATGTTGGTGATGTACTTTCGTACTATGTGGATAATCAATTTAAAGAAAGTCTACTGGCATTTGCTGAAGAGAAAAGAACAGTTTATAATATGGCTCAGTCTTTGGGATACAAACCAAAATTGTCATCAGCTTCTACAACTGATATCGATGTATTTCAAACTGTACCAGCAACCGGAACAGGAACAGGAGCTAGTTACACCACTAAACCTGATTTGAACTATGCGATGAGTTTGAAAGCTGGAATGGAAATACAATCAGATACAGGAGTATCTTTTATAACAACAGAGGATTGTAACTTTAAGTTTTCAAGTTCTTATGACCCGATGACAATAACTGTTTACGAAAGTTCTGCTAATGTACCTGTTACCTACTTATTAAAGAAAGGTGTGAGGGCTTCAAGTGGAACTGTCA